AGTTGAAGTAGTAGCTGAGTCAATGTATAATACTGGTTGTCCAGCTTTGAATGTAGATGTACCGATAGTAGTGTCAGCTTTTGCTTTGAATACTACGTTACAAATCTCACGTACTCCAAATTTCATATACTTGTATCCTCCTCTTATATTTTATAAATGGATGTCTTGCATCCAATCTTCGACTTCCTTTAAATCCTGCGCTCCGGCCAATTTAGCCTTAATATACATATCATAACCAGATTTTAAAGTATATCTCTTATGTTCATCAAATAATTGATAAATTGTATATACTAAATAATCATTCATATTTCTTTTTTGACCTACTGTCAATATTGAAACATATCTAGCTAAAATATCAACTTTTTGATTATCTTGTTTCTTGGCAGCTGCCGCCCTTTGACGACCCTTAGCTAATTTGCTCGCTATTTTTTTAGCTAACTCACCACCAGGATTATAATCTTTTTGTTTACTATCATCTCTGATAGGAAACATTGCATTAAATATTTGTTTGAACTCTATAAAATTATCATTATTAATAAAGTATTCTTCATTATCTTTAATTAATTTTATACTATCTTGTTCAAATGATATTTGATATTCAGGAAATAGTAAAGCCAGAACCATTTCTACGCAATTTCTATTTTTCAGCATTACCGCATTATGCTCTCCTAGTATTGCTATTAATATATCAAAATCCGTCTGTTGTTCTAAATTGATTTTGTCCTCTTCAGATAAAATGTTTTTCGAAATATTTATTCATTCATATCCAGTAAAAAAAATCTCTTCGCCAAGATATGCAATTTCTTTTATTGTTGGTTGATGGATAGACAAACCTGCTCCATAAAATGGAATATCATTTCCAGATAATAATAATAATCCGTCTATCATTATTCTTCTGCAGGTTCTAGTCTATCATCATTACCATTTATTGCTCTATATGTTAACGTGTATCCAGCCAAATCTTCATTAAGGATTAGTTCGTTACATCCTACAAAATCTATTGTCCCAATTCCGCTTAATTTAGCATTGTTTAAAAGACCGTCAATATATCCAGCAATTTTCAATGGTCTAATACGATAATTACCTAAATCCCATTGGTCTATATGACAAATAATATCAAAAGAAATTAGGTGGTCTCTATAATAATCATTTTCTCTGTTTGGAGTAAAATTATCAACACTCATAATTATATATGCTTTAACTTCTTCATGCTCTGGCATTCTAATTTTAGGTGCTAATTTTATATAACCATCTCTTACTAAAGTATGTAAATTAGTTTTTGCTAAAACTTCTTTATATACTTCACTTTCTGTATTATCTAAACAGTCTTTGTTGTTTATTACTAATAATCTTATTAATTGCTCACTATATGGATAACTTTGAACAAACAATTTTTTTAAGATTGTCTCAAAATCCTTTTCCATAGAAAGAAAAGATGATGTAAGAGGGTAAGTACTTCTAGTATCTCTTTTCATAACTGCAACACTCCTTTAAATCCTATAAAGACTCAATAGTGATATCTAATTTGATATCATCTTGTCCGTCTCTAACATATTTCAAAACAAATTTACCACTTCTACCTGTAGATATATAGACTTTTGCGGTTTGCGGATTTTGTTGAAGAATCTTAGCTTTAGTGCTACCTAAAACTCACTCTCCACCTTCCGTATTGACTATTGTATATTCTTTAGTCTCATAAGGATATACAACTGAATCCCCATTAATATATGGGTCTCCTTTATGGATAATTACAGGTTGTTCATGCTCTTTTTTCTCTTGCTCTGCTGCTTCCGCAATAGAGTTTTGATACCACTCTTTTAATGCCATTATAATAATACCATCTGAGCTCATATTGTCAATAGCTTGAACTTCCCAAGGTTTTCCATTAACCTTTACAACAGTAAATCTATGGAAGAAAGCTTCAGTTTTTTCATCTTTTGTAATATACATTAATAAATTATAATCTATATCATTCCAAATTTTTTCTTTTTGAACACGCCAATCTATTTCATTTGTAGAAGGACGTGCAGCATAACATTTATATTCCTCTCCATCAACATCTACTGTATACTTACATCTGCGGATTTCCGCTCTAAAATACGCAGTTTCTTCTAATTTTTGTAAAAAAACTAACCAATCAGTATTTGTTTCTTTCCATGTGAATACGTCACCTGGTTTCATTCCTATTTTAACTAGACCTTCACTTGTTTTACCTACCTTTTCCGCATTTAAACATATATCTTCAAAAGGTATTGAAACAATTTTATCATCATATTGATTTTTTAAATGGTCTGGATTTATTAAACATCTAAACTCTCTACCATCTGCTAATATAGCAGTTGCACTTTGATATGAACGAACCAATGCTTTTTTAAGAGCATCTAATTTATCAGAATTCATTCTAGGAACTTGGTCCTTACCTCCGCGATAGGTTAGTCTTGTACTAAGATCCTCTACTCCTGACATGCTTCAACCTCTCCTTTAAGTGTAGATAATAAATTTAGACATTCAAATATAGTTCTCCTATAAGCAAAAAAGTCATTATCGGTTTTCAAATCATATAATCCATTTAATTTACATAAAAGCGAAAATAATGTTTCATGATATAAACTTAAAATTTTATCCATTCCAGATAATTCTTCTACTATTGTTGCTAATGGAGTTTCCCAATCTATATTTTCTTCTCTATTAGGTAATAATTTAAATATTTGATTAGTTATTTTTTTTAAATTTGCAAGAACTGCTGTTTTATCAATTTCGGCGCCAGTGTCTAATCTCATTCTTCTGACACCGCCCTTCCAGCAGCAGACTCTTCCATGATTTTACCGAAAGTAGTTCTATAAATACCTTCTTCATCTTTATCTCTTCTGCTGTATAATCTTTGTAAATGAAAGCCTTCTCTTTCGTAATCACTCTTTAATGCTAATATTTTAGCCATGTGATTAGCTTGTGAAGTAAATTTAAAATCACTTCCGCTCGCTTTCATTCTTGTGTTTTCAACAGAAGCTAATTGTTGACTTAACCATTCAACAATCATATAAGTTGAAATAATATTTATTTCTTCAAGAGTTAACACAGTATTAAAATGACCGCCAATGTATTTAATCATTGGAACTTCCATATTTCCTGAGTCTTCCCCTTCATATGTACCTACATCGCTTACTTCAGTTTCCTCAAAATCTGTTATATCAAAACGCGGAAATTCAAATTTATGAATTGCGTTCATTAATAACTTTTCTAATAATCTATATGTATCTAATTCATTTAGCTCCATATACATATCATCAGTTATTTTTGCAAGAAAACTATCATAAATCATAGAAAAAGGTGTACTAGTTACTTCCATCCTTACACCTCCAATTTATTAATTTTTCTTTATTATAACAGGTGTGACAGTTCTTCTTCCTGTAGCTACAGGTTCAGTTTGGGCGTTTTTCTCTGCTATAGGTGATATTCTTCTAGCTTTTTCTGTGGCAGTCTCTGGTTCTGCTGTTTCTTTATTAACCATAATCGCGCTGTTTACATCAAAGCCCATCATTTTCTTAATAGCTTCTCTCTTGCTAATATCATTAATTTCTAATTCAACCGCATATTTTTTAATTAAATCTCTAACACCAGCAGGTGCGTAGTCTATACAGTCTTTAAGAGCATCTAAAGAGCCGTTTAAAAGCAATTCTTTAACTTCTTCATCAGTATAATAATATTCAGGTTCTACTTTCCCAAGTATTTCCGCAATTGCTTCTTCATTATTAACTAATAAGAAATCAGTAATTAATTTTAATCCGCCAGGTTGATAAGATAATTTCTTTAATTCTTCAAAAGTTATTTTCTTAGTTTCTCCTGGAGCATAGTCTCTTCTTAAGTTATTAAGGTCTTGGATGTAATATCCAACATGCCCATTATCTCTATTTTTTACCTCTATTATTGTTTTGTCATCTAACATATTATAAATCTCCTTTTCTCTCTAATAAAAAAACGGGAAAGGCAAAAGAGCCTCTTTTGCAAGAAACCTTTTAACCTTCCCCAAGATTTTTTACCTATATTTAAATTACATTGATGTTTCTGGTGATACTTCTTTTGTTAAAGATGTATTTTGGTAAACACAAATGTTGTTAGTGATTATTGCACCAACACCAAGTTTTTTATAAACTTGGATTTCTTTTGACCAATCGTCATTCTTTCTGTCATCAACTAATGTTTGACCTTCAAATGCGATTTTAACTGGTTTATCAGCTCCTGTTGGAATAATCCAAGCGTATGCAGGATCGATAACTTTTTCAGAATTAGTTTCATCAACTAATGATTGATTTAATACGATTACATTGTGACCTTTATAGTTTGCTAAGTAACCATTGTTCCATTTTTGGTCTTTCATATTATCTGAAATCCATCCTTCTGCAGGAACCATAGTTGCAGCAAATTCAAATGTACAGTAAATTGTTGATTTTCCGTAACTGTCAGCGATAGTTAATAATCTATCCATAGCAGCTTCATCAAATGCATTTCCTGAATATTTGTTGTTTTCTTGTAATCCATCAACAGCACCGATTAATGCTTTTTCAATTTCTAAGTAGATTGCTTCGTCAAGACCTTCCATAACGATTTCTACTAATTCGTTCCAATCCCATCTACCATCTAAGAATTCTTCGATAGCGATTTGAGCTGCACCACCAAATGCAGTGATTGGTAATTCATAGCTTTGTCCATCTAATTTGAATACTTCATAAACACCAGCTAATCCAACTTTAGTGATGAATTTTTTAGCTCTTCTTCTTGAAGCAGCAGTAACTTTTTGTTTGAAGATTGCTTTATCTCCTTGTGCTACTTGTTTGAATTCAGCAAATTGACCATATTCTTCTAATACTTTTGTAGGAAGAATTGTATCAATTGTTTCTTCGATTAATGCGAAGATTGTATGTTTATTTTCTTCATAAGCATGGTAATTTCCAGCTATTTTGTTTAATTCATTATTTAATGTTGCGTTAATTTCAGCAACAGTGTAATTTTCACCTTCTAAAGAATAAGTAGTAGAAGGATTTGAATTACTTGCCATTCTTGCTAATTTAGCTAAATCTTTGTATTCCATGTTTTTTCCTCCTATATTAGTTTATTCTTTGAATTTTAACTCCTGGTTGTCCATCAGGCATTGTGTATTTTTTAGCAACTTGCCAAATCATTCCTGTAGATGCAGAGTTATCTAATTTTAAATATCCGTTTGATTCATTAACAACTAATTTGTCGCCAACTTCTAATTCAATTGCTTCAGTGCCATCACCGATACAGTTTGTAGTATAGATGTCACCAACATTAGTTTTGAAAACTCTTGGAGTCATTATTCCACCAACATAATCTTCTTTTTTCATAGCGAAGTCTTTACGAGATTGTTTTCTTTCATCATAAAGTTTTTCTTCGTTATAAACTAACATATATTCAGCACCGTTACCTGTGAAAGCAACTTTACCAGCAGCATAATCATATTTAACATATTGACCATTTTCTAGTAATTCAATGTTTTCATCGGCAGGAAGTTGAGCATAAATTTGTCTATTTCCTTGAGCTGATAAATGATTAGGTTCTACTTGACCATAACCATCTCTTTTGATTGATATCTTAGCCATAATCTGTCATATCCTCCTTAAAATTATTTATTATTATCTCTATTGCTCTTTAAAGCAGCTAACCAAGCTGGAGTAGCAACAGTATCACTGTCTAAACTATATGTTGTAGCTTGACTTTCTACTTTATTTTCATTTTTAGAGCTATCTTCTGAATCAAAATTAACCTTATTTCTTACGCAAATTACAGATAATTTTGCTTCAATTTCTTCTAGAGAATATTTTTGTTTGTTTTCGATAACATCCTTTTTATCTTCATCAGATAACATATAGAAACTATTGATTAAAGCGTCTTTCTTTTCATTATCTACAGCTTCTTTAAATGTTACCAATTCTTGATATTTTGTTTCCATTTCAGCATATTGTGCTTTTAATTCATTTAATTCTTGTTCAATTAATGCGTAATCTTTAACTTCTTCAGTTTCTTCACTAACTGTTTCCTCTACTACTGGAGTTTCTTCTTCAGTAACTTCAGGTTCAACTGTGTCTTCAGTGCTTTCTTCTTCTTTAGCTTCTTCCGCATTTTCTTCAACAGCAGCTTCGATGGAATCTTCAATGTTTTCTACCTCTGCAACTTCTTCAACAGGAGTTTCTTCAGTAGCAACAGTAGTTTCTTCTACGTTTTCTTCAACAGCAGTAGTAACTTCAGTTTCAACATTTTTATCTTCTAGTTCCATTTCGTATCCTCCTTGCAATGCAGATTTTAATTCTTGCATCATGGTAAATAATGTGCTTCTAAAACTATCATCCATTTTAGTGAATTGTTTACTTACTTCGGGTGCGGTAATGCGAGCTCCCTCGAAACAAGGCTCAACATCTTCACCTAAAATGCAAAGTTTAGAAAATATCGCATCATTTATTATGAAAAAATCCATACCTGTTTTACTATTAGTTGACCAACGTCCATCTAAAGTTTCTTCATCTAATTCCATTGATTGAGGACGTCCTTCTTCGATAGCTAATTTAGCTTCTTCGAATTGACCTGTCCAAAGATAACCAGTAGTCATTAGATATTCTCTTTCAACTTCATTTCCAAAGTCATCAGTTTCTTTAAATTTTTGGAACCAAACTCTAGCATCTGGCGCTACAAAACCATAAGGTTTAGTTTGACATTCAAATTTGATGCCATCGCCATCCCAGATCATTTTTTCACCATGATCTCTAAAATCTTCTTGTTCTTCTTTGTAATATCCAACAATAGGCGCTCCTCTTAGAGTTTTTGCCATTTCTGTTGCAACTTCTTTAGTAATATAACTTTGGTTTCTATTTTCACCAACGTATAATACTTTTATTTCACAGCTGCTCATTAGTGGGTTAATCTCTAAAGGTTGTAGATTGATAAATTCCGGAGAATCTATTGTTGCAATTGATTGGTGCATCATTTCTACGCCTCCTCTTTTAACTTCCACTTATTACTATTTAAATAAAGTGGTAATTAGTTTTATTAATTTTGTCCGAAAAAATCAATTATGCTTGACTTTCTTCATTAGCTATTGTTTTTTCTGACTTTTCATCATCAGGTTTTTCTGGTCTTCCACCTTCTGATTCAGAGTCTCCAGCAGCTTTTTCCGCAGCTCTATTATCTCTGTTTTGTTGATTAACTCTATTTAATACATCACTATTCATTGTACTAGACATCATAGGTGGTATAAATACATTAACAAGGTCAAGTAATTGATTTTCAAAGTAAGCATTAGCTAAAATTGTACTTTGAGATTGACCCATAGCAATTCCCGCGAGCATCTTACTATAACCAACTTGCATTTGTTCTTTGTATAATTTAGCCATATCTTGATAGTTATAAATAGTTGTAGTTAAAATCTGAGCTCTGTAATAATATTTTTTAGGTCTTTTATTGTATTTTTCAATAAAATCATTTAAAAATCCTTCGAATTGTAATATTAAATCGTATAAAGATGCTTCATCGTTACGTATTGATTTTTCAAGCGCAATATTACCATCTGTATTAAATTGCATTTGTGAAACACCTGCTTCGTTATAAACACTACGTTCAACTCTTTCAAGGTCATCACTTGCTGCAGTACTACGATTATCATCCATATCCGCAACTTGTACATCAGCAAAAGTAGTTAATACATCAATACCAATTGCTTTTTTAAGCATCATAACCGCATTATCATGTAATTGTCTTGCTTCATCAACATCAAATACTAAATCACCATTTTTATCAATAGGCATCTTTTGAATAATGATTTTTAACAATTCTTGTGCCATTTTCTTTTTATCAATATCTTTAGCTTCATCTAAATCTATGATAGAAGGAATTACTGACATAAACAAAGGTTCATCTGAGCCATCAATATTAAATTTGAAAGCTGAACCAACTTCTAATACATACCAACCTTCTGTATCTCCTACAAATAATGGAGGTAATTTACCTTGTTTGTATAAGATATAGCCTTTTTTGAAATCCTCTCCAAAGACAGTTAGCATTTTTGCCCTTTGCGCAGCGTCTTTAAACACAACGTCAAAATACTTCATGTTAAATTCTACTACAGGTCTGTTTCCAACATTAAATCTTGTTCTACAGTATTGTACTGGTAGCTCTTGAACATTTATTCTTTTACTACTAGGAAGTATATAACCATAGTAACAACCATTTTTAATAACCTTTAGCGCAATATTCCCAAATAATCTTTTTAACTCTGAATTATCAAAATATAATAAAATCTTATAAAAATCATTTAGAATAGTGTTTTCATCTTTCTCTTTTGCAACATCCTCATTAATATAAGGTGTTATCATCCAGTCATATCTATACATTTTTGCCATATAACGACATAAACGCGCATAAATACCACTTGAATCAAAATAGAAATTTGAAATTGCTCTCATTTCTTCATAATCTCTGTTTAACATAGCTCTGAAAATAGCATCTCTATTTACAAATCTAGTATCTGCTCTTCTATAGTTACCTAAATTAAGAACAGCATCTTCTAATGTTTTAGTTCCGACTTTTATTTTTGAAAAATCCACAGGTACAAAACTATTTTGAGAGGCATCGTAAACTAGCTCTTCCTTTTGCTCAGTAACCATGGAAAAGCCTTTTTTCTTAATTTCTTCTTTTCTATTAATCAAAGTTGACACCTCGCTTCTTAGAAACCGCCTTTTGAATAATATAAATTCATAATATAATCATAAGTAATCTGTCCTTCTAATATATATGGTATTTCTAATAATATTATATTATGCTTTTTGCAGTATTCTTTTTTCATCATATCATGATACTGTTGTCTGCGTAATCCAGAATAACTTCCAAATTTACCTCTTGCCTCATAATGTTGAATACCTTGATACTCAATTAAAAATTGAATATTACCTTCATCATCAAATACCGCAAAATCAAAACGCAAAGGTCTTCCTGTTGAGCTTACTAAATCGGGGAAGGAATATTCTTCTTCAAAAACTAGCCCAGCATCCTTAAGTATGTCTTCAATCTTGATTTCTCCTTTGCTAGCTCTCATAGCTCCTCCTTTTGCAGACTTTACATATATCAAAAATATTTCTATAAATATATTAATATTTCTCATATCACATCAGTTAAAATTGCCCAAATCCGCAATTTTAACTGTAGAACATAAAATTTGATATATCTCTTTTCTTTCTTTTCTTTAATCTATCTTCTTCTTGCTTTATATAATACATTCCATATTCAAAAGCAGAGAATTTATCTTTCTTAATACTTTTATTAGATTGTTTCAATATAATATTAGTACCTTCATTTTCTTCTACTAAATTTAACATTTGTTCTTTTAAAATAGTGGTTTGAGTGAATGGCCATAAATGTTCTGTTCTCTTTTCTGGAGACATGTTTTGACCAACCTTCGTTGCCATTAATTTAACTTTTGCTTGATTTTCATCAATTAAAAATTTAACTTTTCCACTATACATTTGAGTTTGAACATAAGTATGAGCCTCAGTGTTAACAGCTAAGTTTGCTTTTATTAAATACATAGCATCATTTTCTACTTCTGGACCTCTTATCTTTTTATAAGGTTCTAAAGCATCTTCCGCAGTCCCGCCAGATACACCAAAAGCAGGCAAACTTTCACCTGTTTCGGGGTCAACTTGCGCCTTTGTCATAAAATCAACAAAACCGGCACCAACACCATTAGCATCTATTGCCACTTGACGCGCTTTATATCTATAATATAATTTTTTAATATTAATAGCTTGAGTTTCAAAGTCTTCTGCTTCATAAGTATAAATATTAACTAATGATTTCAACGCAGAGCCTTGAACTTGCGGAGTGACCTTAAAAATACAAACTTCGGTAGTACATTTATATCTACCTACATCGACTCCAAGTATGTAATATTGACTATTACTACTTCTTCCACTATATTCACTTTCAGGTTGCAACAATGTTCTATACTTATCAAACTTTTCCGCAGAGAAGAAAGCATTTTCCGCATCTCCGCTCCATTCTGACTCATATTCTCTTGAAAATGAACTGTCATTATAAGTACCATCTAATTTTAATCCTTGAATAAAGTTTTTAGGTTGAAGTCCTTCCATTACTGGAATGCGCCAAGTTCCACCTAAAACAATAGCTTCTTCAGGATTTATAATTTGTTGTATCAATAGTTGAATAAGTTTATCATAAGAAAATGAATTCTTCCATCCAGCTGTTGTTACATATATTTGAGACTTATTCGCAACTTCTTCCTCATGTCTTGAACCATCTGATAAACGTCTATCAACTACCATTGTAGGGATAATAACTTCGTTTAATTGGTCTTGGTCAATTAAGATAACCTCTTCCATTAAACCACCAGTAGCACGTTTACCACGAGAACTCTGTTGCGCAGCCATAATATCTAATTTACTACCATTTTTAAATACATAAGTAACTTCATTTTTAGATGACTTAGTTTGTCCTCTTGATCAATCTATTTCATTTCTTAAACCTGGAATAAGTTTTACTAATTCTTCTGCTTTTTCTCTTGCGATTCCGGCAGCTTGTTCCTTACCACCAGTAGTAACAAAAAAGTGCGCATTAGGAAACAATACACATCTAAGCATTAATACTAATATAGCTAAAAATGATTTTGAATAACCACGTGGGAATGTTGCATAAGTATATTTATGACGCATTGCCGCACGTAAAAACAATCTTTGATAGAAATATAAATGGAAATTTTCTGGATTGCTTCCACACAAAAAGTCCACAAATATATCCGGATACTCGCGCCAAAAAGCAATTTGGTCACGAATAGGCTTTATTTGGGCTTTTATTCTTTCCTCTGAAATTCCTATCTTTGTTCTATCTCTTGCTGATGATAACTCCATTAAATCAGCTAATGCCATTATTCATCACCAGCCTCTTCTTCATCTTGTTTCTTTTGCTCTTCTATATCTTCATAGTAATCCGCAAAATCATCATCACTTAATTCAACATTTTGGTCAGCATTTTCTTCCATCTCTTTTTGAATTTGTATCTTTTTAAGAGCATCTTCAATTTGTTGACCAAAACCTAAATCTTGTGTAACTAATTTTTTGACATAATCATTCATGTCTTGTAATGTTTTATCTACCTTGTCTTGTGGTACATCTGTTACATATCTAGGAATAAATCCTTCTCTTTCACAAATAGATACCAATTGACCTATAGAATCAACATAATCTTCCTTTTTCTCCTTGTTTTGCGCAGCCGTAAACTTAGCAGACTTACGCAAATCATTACTTACTTTTGATAATTTTTGATATCCTTCAAAGTCACTGCAATCAAGAGCTTGATTCATTTTTAAATCGGTCTTACATATTAATATTAAAGTATTTAATGTATCCGCATCTTGAATATCAAAAGAATTCATCATATCATTATATTTTTTCTCTAATTCAACCCATTCACTAGGTTTATATAATCTTCCTCATTTCATAGCAAGATAAACCTTATCATCTTGAGTTAAATCTCCTCCTAAATCAATAAGAGACTCATCTATATAATTATCTGGATTAGAATATCCGCCATCCATATTAGGCAAATATCTTTCAGGGTTCATTAAAAAATCTTCATGTTGTGCGGATGCGCTAGTCATCGTTTTAAATTCCGCATCTGTAATTTCTCCGCTATCAAGTTGTTGTTTTAATTCATCATCATATTGTTTTTGTTGTTCTATTTGAAGTTTCTTTTGTTCTGCATTTCGCGCTTGAATTTTTTCAGTATCTGCTCAACCAAAATCTTTCCACTGTTTTAATTTCATCTTAGATAAATACTTGCCAAAAACAGACATACCATTAAGAATTGGATTTTTAGCTGCAGCTCTATCGCGCAACACATTCCATTCTTCTGGTACATATGGAACATCCATTTTTTCTAAAAGTCATAAAAATGTTTCTGGATTATAATTGTCAATGTGCATTGTTAAACAATCTTTGCATAACTCAGTTTTTTCTTTATTTTTATATTGATAAAATTGAGTGTCTGCATTTTTCATCCTACCACATTTTTGACACATTCTCATTTCTGCCATGTATTACACCTCTTCTTTTTTCTTGTTACGGCATTTTTTACAAATAGAATAATATCCATCTTTTGAAGTATTATTCTTCGAAAAGAAGCGGTTATGCGCAAGTTTTACCTCACCGCATTTAGAGCATCTTTTCCATTTGCCATACTCTACATAAGTATAATACCACATCAAATAATCTTCTTTGGCCTTCTCCGCTATCATTTTAGGTATTTTATTTCTCCAAAGAGATGAAATGTATTCAACAGAATAAGTAATATCAAATTCGTCTTGTAATAATTCTTGGATATCCGCATTTGAAAGTCCATCTATCTTGTAAATTAATAATTTATAATATAAAGGATAGTCATCTTTTAATGTTGCATCTACTAAATTATCTAAATCTTCCATTAGATACCAGAAATCCCAGCTAAAATTTCCTCAACACTCTTCTTTAAGCGCTGAATAATTGCAAAGTAATCCGCAAATATGTTCAGGATTAAAGAAAGATACTAAACAATCACTAACTGGTTCACCATTTTCATCAATATAAATATTTTCTAATAAATCTGTTTTAGTAAGACTTTTTGCTGTTGCTCTTGAAAAAGCTGATGTTCCTTTAAACGCATCTTTTATAATATACTGCTCTTGATGCATTTCTATTAATCATTTTTTTAATTTATATTTATTTTTGCCTGTTGCTTCTTTTTCTCTTTTTTCTATTATTTTAATACTCTCTTTTAAATCTTTTAATGAATCAATATTTTCTAAATCTATATCTGTAATTTCTTTTTTGTGAGTTAATAGAATATTTTTATCATTATCAATCATGAAGTTCCAAAGACCATCTTCTCCATTTTCAAATTTATCAACTAAACCTTGAAATGAAGTTTCACGTTTATTAACAGTTATCATTCTATTATCTGTTAAAATCATTTTTTGTTTTTTCTCTTCGGGAGTCATAGCGGAAACAATATAATCTGACATAATTTCCATATACTTTTTGTTTTTTAATTGTTCTTTAGTTAAAGTTGGTAACAAATCTTGTATAAATTGTGCACGTTCTGCAGCTGTTTTTAATGAATAGTCAAGTTTTTTTGCTTCCGTAATAATCATCTCCTCTCTAGATCTTCTATACTTATATTCTACCATAAAATTTTTCCATTGTCAATCTAGATTTAGAATGATTAATTGATTTTGACAAAATTTTTTGATATAATATTTATATAAAAGAAAAATAAATAAAAAGAAAATTTTCGAGAGGTGAATGTGATGAGTAAGATTAAAAAAATTCCAACATGTGATATCCCAGATGGATATTACGCATATCATTGAAGTAGAGAAGGGGAAATACTAAGAGATAAAATTAATGAAATCATTGATGCTATTGATGGTGTTATTGTGTCTATAGAGACTAATTGCCCACCACCAGTTCCTGGACCAATGCCACCAAAAAATTCATCAGCCTGGGTAAATCCACCAGTAGCGCCTTTGCGCAAGGAGGATGACAATGCCTAAGGAACCTTATAGATGGGATTATACAATTAGTGTTCAAACAAAAAATGGAACTTTTGTTCATGAGCACGAACAAATTGAAAATATAGATAAAATATTGGAGCAATATCCTGATAAAACAGGAGTACAAGCAATCCGCAATGACACGAAAGTAAAGGTGAAAAAACTTGTTAAAGGTAAAAGATAATATAGATTTAGAAAAATTAATTGATTTAGGGTTTGAAAGAAGATATAATGTTAAAACCGGTGAGTTAGATAGTTATGAATATAACGGCTATCAAGATGATAAGTGGGGTCGCATATTCTCAGTTTATATCAATGTAAAAACAAGAGCTCTAGATTTTTATGTTCCTTATTCAAATAGCGCATATTCAGATTTTATGTTTAAACTTTATCAAACAGATTATTTTGAATCTGTTCCTAATAAGAAAGAAAATAAGTTATTCTTTTGGAGAAAAAACTAGTGGAAAGATTAAAAACCGCTATTGTTTATATTATTATCATAGGAATTCCAATATTCGCAATGTTTTGTATGATAGAAACATCAAAAGCCAAAAACTGTGGAGATTTTGAATATGACTATGTAGATTATAATAATAATGTAGGAAAAGCTGAAAAATGCACTGCCAAAGGAGACGTCCTTAGGTGTTGAACAAAAGATGGAAAAGTAATACAAGTACTGGAATATTCTAGACCAGCTTGTAATTAATATAAAAGGAGGGAAGTACAATGAATGAGACTAGACAAAGAATCCTTGACCGGGTTCGCGCACACTACAGTTTTTTATGTGAACAAGGTTATGAAGTAATGTTTACCGCGTTGCAAGGTTCGCAAAACTATGGATTAGATATTTATACTGATGACTATTGTTCAGATGTCGATACAAAAAGCATTGTACTTCCGACTCTTGACGATTTTATCTGGAATCATGCTCCAGTATCGACAATCCGCATTATGCCAGATAGTGAAGAGCATGCAGAAGTAAAGGATATCCGCGTAATGTTTGAGATGTTTAGAAAAGAAAATCTTAGCTACATTGAACTATTGTATAGCGATTATGTGATTATAAATCCCAAATATGCGCAAATAGTCGATGAGTTGATTCAGAGACGCGATGAAATCGCCACAGCCGACACCGCGCAATTCTTAAAATGTATCGCAGGTATGGCTTATGAAAAAGACAAAGCGCTTTGTCATCCATATCCAGGTATTATTGATAAAATTGAAAAGTATGGATATGATGGTAAACAATTAAGCCATTGTTATAGATTAATGATTTTTTTAGAAGATTTTACAATAAATGGTAAATCAATAGCAGAATGTTACAAACCTGCGCAAAATAAAAAAGAATTAATGATGTATTATAAAAAACAATTAAATGAGCAAGGAAATCCGCTTTCAAAAGAGCGCGCAGTAGCATTAAGCGCATTCTATAGTAAAATGATAAAATATTTAAAAGATGAAGCAATAGCAGAAAACGATTACGGAGTTAATACGCGCGTTTGGGAATTTTTAAATGAGCTTCAAGCAAGAGCAATGAAGCAATATATCCTAGAATACATAAACGCGCAAAATTTATAAAGGAGTGATAATAAATGAAAATAGATATAAAAGGAATTACAAATTCAATTTCTTTAGAAGAAGTAATGAAAGCTATGGAAGATTTAGGACAATTAGAAGATAATTTAAGAAGAGCGCAATTTGCTAAACGCGCAGCGCAAGCAGAAATGCCAATTAGATGGGTAAGAAATGGACCTGCTACTATATTATTTTGGAGAGATGGTAGTAAAACTATTGTTAAATGTAATAAAGAAGATGAATTTGATGCGCAAAAAGGTTTCTTAATGGCTTGCTTTGAAAAGTGGACTGGATTAAGTAAACATCAAATTGGTAAGCTAATGGAGAAAGTAAATGACAATGAGGAGTGGAGAAATCCATATCATTTTTGGAAATAGCGAATAGGGGACAGGAGAAAATATTTGGTCGATTAGAGATCGTGGCAAACCATTTTTCTCATACTGACAATATTTTTTCCCAAAACTACACCCCCTTAAATCATTTCTGGAAGAGATGTTGACACTTCCAAGGGGTTTAAATTCAGCGCTTCGTAAATGCACCTTACGAAGCGATTTTACAAAAGAAATTGTAAGTAAAAATTTTATCAAATAAAAATGTCAAATTATGTAAACAAATATTTTTCACAAAACTAGAATAATAAAATAAAAATTTGCTTTGTATCAACACGAGTAACGACACACTAGGCAATGTTGTTCTAACGAGAGCAAAGAAAAAGAAGAACTAGTTTTGTTCTTCTAAATCTTCAGTTGTTTGAAACTCATCAATACCAAACTCTTTTACTTGATAGTTGAATTTGTCGGCATCCCAACAGTTATCGTTACAATCAGTAGCAAACTTTTCAGCAAATCTCTTGCTAGTGAATACATTATCACTAACGATTTTCATTTCACCACTTTCCACACTAACTTTAACTATTAGATAAACATTTTTCATTTCAATCACCTTTCCTTTACTTTACAATACTATTATACTACACTAATAATAGAAAGTCAATAGTTTTTAAAAAGTTTTTTATTTATTTATACAAATATTATTTATTAAAATAAATAAATAAATAACAACATACAAAGACAAATAAACTAATAAAATAATTATGTAAAAAATTAAAAAACTTTTCAAAAAAGTATTGACAAACCTATTAGACTATGATAAAATATAATTGTAAAAAGGAAAGGTAGGTAATGAAAAATGACTAAAGAAAAATATTTAAAAATTAAAGAAAGAATTGAATGGTTAGAGGACATAATGTGGAGCATTCAATTAATTGACCATTGGACTAGCGAAGATAGAGAGTACTACAACGCATACAACCAAGAACTACAAGAACTAAAGAAACAAGTAGTAAACGAAATCTTTAAAGAAGAATAATCAATTGATTATTCTTTTATTTTACACTTTACAAATAAAAATAAAAACTTTTAAAAAAACTATTGATTTATTTATTATTTTGTATTATAATAATAATGTAAGATAAAGAAAGAAAGAAGGAATTAAAATGAAAAAGAATAAAAAGAAAACAAGATTTGTATTAAAAAGTAAATGGCAAACACTACTTGAGTTTATCGCAATAACATCTATTATGTTAATTGTATCAAGTGTTGATAGCGAATGGACTAAAGAATATTTTCAATTTGTTGGAATACTAACTATCACTTTCACCACTTGCGTTTTGCTTATTAAAAAGTTTGGTAATCCAAAAAGATATCAAGAAGACTAAATTAAACAAAACAATATCAAAATAAAATGATATTGTTTTATTTTTAACATAAAGTATTGACAAAGTTTTACATTATCAAAAGTGTAAAGTTATGTCAACGGCTCGCGGTTGTGCGCTGCGAGCCGATTTTGTGTTAGGGAATAGGCTTACAAATTTGCGCCTGTGAGATGACTCATTTGACATTTATTTGACAATCCCAAAACTAAATTAAAAAAATATTCGCTAAAGTATTGACAAGCACCTATTACTATGCTATAATAAGTATGTAAGATGAAAGAGGGAATGAAAAATGAAAAAGTTTGTTTTAAAGAAAAAAGTTGAAAAGGTAATAAAAGCAATATTAATAATTAATTTCTTAATGATTATTTTTACTGCCGATAGTGATTTATCATTAGAATTGTTTATAATAATGACATTAAATACAATTAGTATGTTTACTTGTTCTCATTTATTAAGTAAATACACTCACACTTTTGATTACAACAAGTAATAAAAAAATAAAAAAGTTTAAAAAAACTATTGACTTATTTCTATAATGTGGTATAATATAATTGTAAAGGGAAAAGGTGATTAAAATGCAAATATCAGTAACAAAAAGACAATACATGGCAGTATTACTAAATATAAGGTCAAACATCTATCAAGAGAATAGAGACCAATTAAAAAGAGATTTATTAACAATGCGCAAATTGTTAGCTCTAATCGACGAGCCAAGCGAAAGTATGGTAAGAGTCGAACAAGCATTAAGCAAAAGATTAGTTAAAAAATTCTAATACATTACCTCCTAATTGGCGCAAATGCGCCTTTTTACTTTGCAAAGTATGACACACCTGGCTACGTTGCTATTTTGACGTTGCGCGAATGGTCGGCGCGCAACGTTTTTGCTTTAAGTGTCAACTTTACACTTTTTTACACTCATAATTAACATTTACACTTGTAAAGTATTTTCCTAAAACTTTTTTTGTTTTTCTATTGACTTTTTTATGGTTATTTGATATACTTATAATGTAAGGAGATGATAGTATGAGAACAAATCCAACAAAAAAAGCAATATTTAAAAAATTAGAAGAATTAAATGACATTTTCCCACAAAAATCAATAGGACAAGTATTTTATAGTTATGTTGTAACACAATACCCAAACAAAAACATTTATTGTATTGAAGATAAGGACTTATTAAATTTAATTTGTAACGCAATAGATAAAGCAAAAGAATTAAAGCAATTAGAACAAGAAATCTACAACGAAAGAAAAAGAATTGCAAAAAAATATTAAAATAGTATTGACAATTAATAATAAAGGTAGTATAATTATATTATAAATAAAGAAAAGAGGAATTGTAATGAAAAAAATTGATTTAAGCAAAGAAAGATATTTATTATTTGTAGATACTGAAACAATAGGTAGTTTATTTGTAAAAGATAGTGTATTACCTTTTGAAATTGGTATAAAAGTGTTTGATACTGAAAATCAAAAAATAGTTAGAGAAAAAAGTTATTTAATAAGAAAGTTTTTCAATAATAAGTTTATAATGTTATCAACATTTAGCGCAACTAAATATCCAAAATATTTTGAAAAGTTAGAAAATGATAAGCGCTATAAAAATTGTAGTGTAAATGATACAATGAACGACTTAACAAAAATGATACAAAGATACAATATCAAAATAATGGTGGCGCATAATGGAAACTTTGACAAGTGCGCAATTAGTAGACTTTGTGAAGAGTTTGGAACTGAAAACCCAACAAAAAAACTTGATTTACTTGATACTATGGAATTATCAAAAATTATAACTTTTTCAAAAGACTATGTAAATTATTGTATTGAGAATAAAGACATTAAAAACTCAATAAATGAAAGCGCTTTTATTACCAATAGTGGAAGAGTGCGCACAACTGCTCAAGCAATTTATAGTTATCTAACAAAAAACCCTAATTTTGAAGAGGCGCACACAGGACTTGAAGATATTGATATTGAAATTGAAATCTTCAAAAAGTCTATGGACTTGCTAGGAAACCCAATGGTTGCGCTAAATGTAGCACCAACTTGGAAAGACTACGCAAAAGTAATTGAAGAAGATTAAAAAATCTTCTTCAAATTACAAAAAAAAGTATTGACTTATTAATTTTATTATGATATAATTAAAATGTAATAAGAAAGGAAATGATAAAATGAAAAATGTTAATTATGAATTAATTCTTGAAAAAGTTCTTGACGTTTTAAAAATGGAAGGACTTATTGATGACTGGAGAACTTTAAATGGTAATGAAATTATTAATATTATTACACAAGATAAAGTTTATTCATTTGAAACTAAAAATAATTCAAAAAATATTAAAATAACTATTGACACATTAGAAGATTAATGATATAATAATATTGTAATAAAGGAAAGGGAAAGGTGATTACAATGGCTAAAAGAAGACCAGTAGTAAACAAAATCGTTGTTGACAAAAACGCTGCTCAATTTATGAGAACAGCACAAAATCTTGCTAGAAAAGGAAAAACTAACAAGAAATTAAAAGGGCGCAATGCTAACCCTAAAGCACTAAAATACAACATAGCAATTGCTTAGCAAGTGCTTTTTTTGTGCTTAAAATTTAGAACAACGTTGCCAGGTGTATCGCGAGCGTCGCGCAAATGGCCGATGCGCGCCGCATTTTACACTGATTTTACATGTAAAGTTTTTGTCAAGCGAAAAATGACACGCCAGGACGCGTTGTCACTTCCCAAAACTTTTTTAAAAAAATTGCAAAAAATACTTGACTTTTTTCTTATAGTATGAGATAATTATAATGTAAGAAAGAGAGTTGATAAAAATGAAAAAAAATGTTTATGTAGTATTTGAAGAAAATGTACGTGGAAAAAATGATTGCAATCTTTTTGAAACTTACGAGAAAGCATTAGAATATTTTAATAATATTAAATTAAAAATAGAAGAAGATGATGTTGAAATAGATGAAAAAGATTATTTTCAATGGTTTGACTCTAATTTTAATGAATTTAGTTCTTTTATTCAAATAATTAAAAAAGAAATTAAATAAAACTATTGACAAATAGTCAATAGTATGAGATAATTATAATGTAAAGGAAAGGTGATTAAAATGGAAGAAAAATTTTGGGAAGAATTATGGGATATTTTAAAAGAATTAGAAGATAAATATCTTTGGCATAGTTGTTACACTCTTGAAAAAAAAGAATTTAAAAAAATTAAAAAAAGATTACAAAAAGTATTGACAAAAAATCAATAGTATGAGATAATTATAATGTAAGGAGTTGAGATAATGAAAACAATGTATTTATTTAGAAATCTAGAAGGAACTTTTTCTTTAATGGAAATTGAAGATGGGTTTACATTTGTAGTTGAAACTTTTGAAGAAACTACACCAATAGCAAAAGTAAATGAATTTGCTAAAGAGTGCGGTTGCACTAAACTAATATTTGACATCTAGGCGTTTTGAGGTTGTACCTTGGGTACAACCTAGCCTTGCGCATTGTTTTTTAAAAAAGTATTGACATTTTACTCAAATTATGAGATAATAATAATGTAAGGAAAGAGAGTGATAAAAATGTTTAATAGTTTTGCTTATGCAAAGTCAAGTTCAAGTTCAAGCGCTAGTGCAAATAATCATAATGAAGTAAACATAAATGATTATAAACCAATAGTAAGAAGTAATGAAGAAAGTTATTTCAAAAAATTAAAAATTAATAGTGTAGATTTTGATTTAATGCTTGGAACAACACCTTGTATCTTTAAAGACTACACAAAAGAAGAAGACCATGATAGATATAATGATTACATAATTTATTATACAACAATTCAAGTAATATCTTTTAACCAAATCTCAAGTGATACAATGCTAGTTGAATATCGAATTATTGGGTCTACAACTGAAACAATAAAAGCCTCAATATTTAAAAAATGGACTAGTGGAGGGTTTTATTATGAAATACCTGACAACGAATTAAAAAATGAATTAAAATTAAGATTAAAGAAATATACTGAATAGCGCGCTTGCGCTATTTTTTGATTTTTTTAAAAATTTTTGATATAATAATTATGTAAAATAAAAAAGAAATAAAAATATGGATTTGCGCAAATGCGCACACACCCTTTTTTACTTTACATACCCTTTACAAATTACCTCGGCGTCGCGTGGTCAAAGGTCACGCGACGCTTTTGTGTTAAAGAATAGCTTTACATTTTTTTACATCGAACAAACATTCTATTTACACTTCGCTTTACTCCCAAAACTGACAAGTAAAAAAATAATATTTTTTTTAATTTTTTATTGACTTATTTATAATAATTTGATATAATTATAATGTAATAAATGAGAGAGATAGTTAAAAAAATAAAAAAATAAAATTAAAAAAACTATTGACTTATTTAAAATAAAATGTTATAATAAATATGTAAAAAGTTAAGAAATGGTTATAACATAACTAATAAAAAAGTTAAAAAAAATAAAAAAAGTATTGACTTAATAAATTAGTTATGATATAATATAAATGTAAATAAGAAAAGAACTTATTTACAAAGCCAAAAAAAGAAAGGGAGATGATTAAAATGGCTGAAACAAAAAAAGTAACAAAGAGAGAAGTAATCAACGCATTACTAAAGGAAGATTTAATTGTAGAAAATGAAATCTACAAAAACTATCTTGAAAATGAATTAAGAATACTTGACAACAAAAAGAACTCAAGTGCTACAAGCAAAACTGCTAGTGAAAACATTAAATTAGCAAACACATTATTTGAAATCTTAAAAAATGAAGATAAGTTAATGACTATCAGTGAAATACTAGCATTACCAACAGTTAGTGAAATTAAAGTTTATAATGATGAAACTAAACAAAATGACAAAGCATTATCTACTAGCAAAGTATCATACATTTTAAACAATGACACTAGATTTGTTAGAACTGAATTAAAGAAAAAAGCATATTTCAGTGTAAAATAAGATTAGAGTTGACACTTTAGGGTGTCAACTCTCTTTTTTTATTTTTACTTTACATTTACTTGACGTTTCGTGCGCTGCCCACACGAAACGTTTTTACCATAAACAACAGCTTTACACTTTTTTACATTCCACATTTACACATTTGCGCGTCAAGTAATTTCCTAAAACTTTTTTAATTTTTCTATTGACTTTTTTACTAGATATGATATAATTATAATGTAAGGAGTTGAGATTATGACTATTGAAGAAAAAAGAGAATTAAGAAATAAATTAAACAATGAAATAATGAATGTTATTTTTGATAACATTAATGGAGAAAGTGATACGCAATATTTTTATGCTTTACTATACGCCTTAGAAATAATTACAAATGCGCTAAGGGCTTTTGACGATATAAATATTTAAAAAAGTATTGACTTTTTTATTAAAATATAATATAATTATAATGTAAGGAAGTGATAGAGTATGAAAAAATTAAAAATACTAAATGACTTTATAAAAACTATAAATAAAGATTACAAAGTGCTACACGATAAAAAAGAGTTTACAAGTGATTGGGAAAATGGTAAAGTTTGGGTTTGCTTTAATGAAAACAAAGAAGATGACCAATTATTTATGGACTACATAAAAAATAAATATCAAATTGAAATAGATACTTTCTTAATGTCATTTCTTCACGAAATAGGACACCTAGAAACTGAAGATGATGAATTAAGTGATAATCGTGCTATTGAATTATTTACTCTTGAAATTGGCTATGATAATGGTGCTATTACAAAAGAAGAATATTTTAAAAGATATTTTGAAATAGAGTGCGAAAGTCTTGCTACTCAATGGGGAATTGACTACTACCTATCTCATCAAGAGCAATGTAAAACACTTGTAAAGAAATTGCGCTAATGCGCTTTTTCTTTTGTCAAAAAATGTTACTTTACACAATTTGACGTCTCGAGCCTGGCGGCGTTTGAGCCGATTTTTTATTATACCACACCTTAGAAAAAAGTCAATACTTTTTTTCAAATTTTACACTTTTTTACATTTCCCAAAACACGACACACCAGGCAGCGTTGTAATGTTAAAAAAAATAAAAAATTTTTTTAAAAAATGCTTGATTTATTTTAAATATTTTGATATAATTATAATGTAATAAATGAGGAAAGCAAAATTACAAAAATAAAAAAAATTAAAAAAGTTAAAAAAATGCTTGACTTAATAAAATACTTATAGTATAATATAAGTGTAATAAAGAAAAGGAAAGCAAAAAGAAAAAACAAAAAAATAAAAAAAATGCTTGACTTATTTATTACAATATGATATACTTATAATGTAAGGAAAGGAGATTGATAGTATGGAAAAACTTACAAAAAGACAAGTAATCGAAAAAATGTTAAAGGAGGAAATCGTTGTTGCTAATGTAGATTATACAAATTATCTACAAAATGAATTAAGAATATTAGACAACAAGAAAAATGCTAATAGCGCTAGAGCAAAAGCAAATGCCGAAGAAAATACTAAAATTGCTGATGCATTAGTTGAAATCTTAAAAGCACAAGATAAATTAATGACAATAAGCGAAATCCTTGCAATTCCTGAGGTTGCTTCAATTCGTGTAAAGGACGAAGATAACAACGAAAAACCTTTATCTACTAGCAAAGTATCTTATCTATTAAATAACGATACAAGAGTTGCTAGAACTGAATTAAAGAGAAAAGCATATTTCTCAATAAAATAATAGTTAAAAAATCAATAGCAAGTAGTTAAAAAAATTGCTACTTGCTATTGACAAACTATTCTAATAGTGATATACTTATAATGTAAGGAGTTGATAAAAATGAAAGACTACAAAGAATTAGATAAGGTGTATGAAATAACACTAGAAAATGGTAAGGTTGTAAAGGTTGATAAAAAATGGGCGCAAATCTCAATGGAAAACCTACAAACTGATTTAGAAGATGTGTTGTTAATGTATCTTGAAGACAATGACTACATTACAAACGAAGACCAAGAAGAACTTGATAAAAGCGCAAAAGCAAATGTAAAAGTAATTGCTAAAAGTGAAAAACCAAAAAAGAAAACTCAAAGAGAAAGAGTAGTCAAAGAAAACCCTACAAAAGAGTTAATTATCACTAGATTAGTAAGTGCGCTAAATGAAATTGAAAACATTTCAAATGTAAATGTAGAAAACAAAGCAAAATTAATAACATTTACACTAAATAATGAAGATTTTAAACTTGATTTAGTACAAAAGCGCAAAGAAAAAGCGCAAAAGTAACAAAAAAGTGCCAAAAAGCACTTTTTTTATTGCAAAATTAGAGCATTTTTGCTATTTTTGGCGCAAAAAGTGTATAGTTTGTGTACATTTTTACGTTTTTTAACAATTTTAGCACCAAAATAGCAGAGAATTTACATTTATTTACACCCCTCGCCTCGCATTCGCCGGCTTCACCCCAATTTTTATTATACCACATACTTTAGAATTTGTCAATAGGAAAAAGTAAGATTTGCGCATTTGCGCATTATCCTAAAACTCAACGGCTCGGCCTCGCCGGCCTTGAGGCGTTTTTTCCGCCAGGACCCACCATATGGAATTTTTATATGGCGAAAGTTGGTGGATTAATTGCCATATTTTTCCCGAAACTCAGACCCAGACCCAGGTTCATTAACCGGGGTTGCGCATATGCAACTTATCAATAGTGAAAGTTGATAATTTAGGCGCAGGCCTGGGTACATGTTCATCGATGGAGTTAACCGCACCATATATATAATATATATAATATATATTTATTTTATTAAAAATTTATGATATAATATAATTGGGATGATATATATATAATAATATATATAATAATAATACTCTCCCATTATAATTATAACATTTTTTTATAATTTTGTCAATAATAAAACATTAAAGCAAAATAAAAACGCCACTTTTGTGGCGTAATGAACAGGTACCGAATTTTAAATTAAGAAAATTATATGATGATAATGAAAACGATAACGAAGAAAGTAAATGAAGATAGGTGTGGACCTGGGCCACCCAACATAGCAAGTAAATAATAACTATCTACATTATTTACTATATACTACCTACCTATGTATTAATCATCTATTATCTACTATATATGTCTACTAAACCTAAATATTTTGTTTGAAAGTATATAAAACTCTTAAAGTCATGATAAAATATCTAAAATACTAAATCTAATAAAATTATTGTAGCAAAAGTAATTGTTTTGTTTGAAAGTATATGAAACTCTTGAAGATATATATAATATATATATGTTCAAGAAAAAGTATTAAACTCAAACAAAACAATTACTTTTTTTTATTCGTTGTATATACCATTAAGTTCTACTGTATTACCTATACATGTTTGATAATCTGCATATACCTTTGTAGTCTTAAATATATCATTATCTTCTAATAATTTGCGGTTTTCGCGCACTTGATAAGGTGATAATCCAGTTGCTTGCGCTAAATCTTCCATTTTAAATAATTTGCGCTCTGCCATCATTTGCATACCTATCCATGT